AGATGTCGCATCTGAAATAGATGATGGCTTACGTGACTATATCCACGATGTAGGAGGCTTAGAGGTATCATCATTAAAAATTACTATGGAGAGATAGACATGCACACAAATAACTATTTAAGTTCTGACTACCAAAATTTTATTGCACTATCACGTTATGCCAGATGGAGAGAAGGTGATCAGAGGCGTGAAGGTTGGCTTGAAACAGTCGAGAGATACTTTAACTATCTTGAAAGTTATGTACTAGAGAAGTATGGCTACATAATGCCTGACAATATACACGAGAAACTATCTAGTGCAGTACAGGACTTAAATATTATGCCGAGTATGAGAGCATTGATGACAGCAGGTGCACCATTGGATATATGCCACGTGCCTAGTTACAACTGTTCATACATGACAGTGGATACACCAAGAGTATTTGATGAGTGTATGTATATACTTATGTGTGGTACAGGTGTTGGCTTCTCTGTTGAAAGACAGTATACAGATAAGCTACCCATAGTTAATGAAGAACTGCATAGTTCTGATACAGTAATTAAGGTAGGAGACTCACGTGTTGGTTGGGCAAAGTCTCTGAAAGAATTACTAGCTATGTTATACTCTGGTCAGATACCTACATGGGATGTCAGTGCAGTACGTCCTGCTGGTGCTAGGCTAAAGACGTTTGGTGGTAGGGCATCTGGTCCTGCACCACTAGAGGATCTGTTTAACTTCTGCATTGAGAAGTTTAAAGGTGCGGTAGGACGTAGACTAACACCACTAGAATGCCATGACATCATGTGTAAGATAGGCGAGGTAGTAGTTGTAGGTGGTGTAAGACGTAGTGCATTGATCAGCCTGTCAGACATTGATGATGACCAGATGCGTCATGCTAAGTCAGGACAGTGGTGGGAGAATGAAGGACAGAGAGCACTAGCTAATAACAGTGTAGCGTACAGTACTAAACCTGACATGGGAACATTCATGCGAGAGTGGACATCACTGTACGAAAGTCAGTCAGGTGAACGTGGTATATTCAACAGGCAGTCAGCACTGAAGCAAGCATCTAAAACTGGCAGAAGAGATAGTGATCATGTCTTTGGTTGTAACCCATGTTCTGAGATTATACTAAGACCATTTCAATTCTGTAACCTGTCAGAAGTAGTCGCACGTAATACTGATACACTTAAAACACTTAAAGAGAAAGTAAAGTTAGCTACTATACTAGGTACATTACAGTCTACACTTACTGATTTTAGATACCTACGTAAGATATGGAAGACTAATACTGAAGAAGAAAGGTTGTTAGGTGTATCTCTTACAGGTATCATGGACTGTCCATTGTTAAATGGCACACATCAGAGTCTTACTCTTCCTAAGATACTAGAGGAACTAAAGCAGGTAGCTGTAGATACCAACAAAGAGATAGCAGAAGCAATAGGCATTAACATGTCAGTAGCTATTACATGTGTTAAGCCATCAGGTACTGTATCACAGCTAGTAGATAGTGCCAGTGGCATTCATGCAAGGCATAGTCCATACTACATCAGGACAGTACGTGCTGATAACAAAGACCCTATGACACAGTTCATGGTTGATATGGGTATACCTAATGAGCCTGACGTTACTAAGCCATTAGACACTACAGTGTTTAGCTTTCCTACTATCGCACCAACAGGGGCTGTGACACGTAATGATATGACAGCTATAGAACAATTAAATCTGTGGCTAACGTATCAAACACACTGGTGTGAACACAAACCATCTGTTACAATATCAGTTAAGCAGAACGAATGGATGGAAGTAGGAGCATGGGTATACGAGAACTTTGATGATCTATCAGGCATTAGCTTCCTACCTTACAGTGAGCATGTGTATAAGCAAGCTCCTTATCAAGAGGTAGATAAGTCTACATGCATGGAGATGGTTAAGCGTATGCCAAGTAGAATAGATTGGAGTAAGCTATCTGACTACGAAAAAGAAGACGGTACATCTGGAGGCAGGGAACTAGCCTGTTCAGCAGGTGTATGTGAAGTTGTTGACTTAACTGCATAAGGAGTATACAATATGATTGCATTAGATATAACAGACGATATGGTAATGGAAGCTAGGCACAAGATGTTAGAGATGGGCATGTTACAGCAGTCCATCTTGAATGGTGGAGGTACACTAGCAGGTTTCATAGGGGAGCAGGTAGCTCTGAAAGTAATGGGAGGTAAGTGGTTGAACACTTATGACTATGACATCATGCTTGACAATGGTAAGACAGTAGACGTAAAGACAAAGCAGACAAGTGTACCTCCACTAAGTCATTACGAATGTTCTGTGGCTAAGTTAAATACCAGACAGAAGTGTGACATGTATGCCTTTGTACGTGTTAAGAAAGATCTTAGCACTGCATGGTTCTTAGGTAGTAAAGATAAGATAGAGTACTTTGACAATGCTGTGTTTAAAAAGAAAGGCGATAAAGATGGTGACAATAACTTTGTTATCAGGTCTGATTGTTATAATATGGCAATTACTGAATTGGATCAACCGAATTAGCAGGGAGAAGTAGTATGCGTAGAGGACTAAACAAGAATGATGCACCACTAAAGATACAGTGGCGTAGAGGTTACGATGCTTTCTACAGGGGAGCAAAGTATACTAACCCATACAAAGAAAACTCCATGCAATCTAGAGAGTGGGAACGTGGTTATAACAAGGCCTACTTTGAGACACTACGAAAGGTAAAGCATGAAGAGCAACTTAGAACAGTCAGCACTTAACTGGTTGAAGGAGAGATATGCAATGTTAGATTTTAATGATTACCAAAAGATCGCACAGACAACAGCTATATATCCACGAGAATATAAGATTACATATCCAGCTTTAGGTTTGGTTGGGGAAGCAGGTGAGGTAGCCAATAAGGTAAAGAAACTTATTAGGGATGGTGAAGATACCATGCCTCACGATTGGAAGGAACAACTAGCATCAGAGATAGGTGATGTACTGTGGTACTGTGCAGCACTGGCATCTGATCTTGACATGTCGTTGAGTGTCATAGCTAAACAGAATAAAGATAAGCTAGAAGCTAGGTTAAAGAAAGGTACGATACAGGGTAGTGGAGATAAACGCTAACGTGCCATAAGTTTTGCAATTTCGGTAGCCTGTAGGTAGTGATCAACAGAGGGTTCTTCTCTTTGTTGCTCTACTACTGATCTACCATACTTATCTTGATAGATCTCATCTGCTAATGCACGTTGCTGTGGTGACAGCTTAATCCAATCACCTCTTGTAAATGAGGTTGGTCCTCCTGTTTCATTTCTATCCTGTGCATCCATCCTACCCAGAACAGAAGAGATTTTTCTAACTTCTCCTAGTTGCTTACTTAAAAATACTTTCTGTTCGTTCTTAGATAAGCTATCATAATATTTAGAGTCTACTATATCCCCTAAATCTTTTTCTACTAGTGGACCAAGATATTTATTTACAAATGCAGAGGCTCGTTTATCACCTGTACGTGGTGTAAGTGTGTAGTCTTCCATGCCATGTTTAAGTAATTCTTTTTCTATATCGCTTCTACGTTCAACAGAGGATACACCATAAAACAATCTCATCACAGGACTTTGTATATATCTTTCACCCTCTCTAGTTGTTTGCTCTCGTACAGGCAATGTCTTAGCTAGGAAAGGCATGTTGTTATATAGCTTCTTCTTAGCTGCATCTACAAATCTTTCTTCTGGTGTGTCACCTTCTACCTGTGTAGCATCTCTTACTACAGCCTGTTCTTCATCAAAGATAGCAACAACATCAGTAACAATCTTAGCAGGTGTGGTAAATCTAGATCCCATCTCTCCTGTATACGCACCTAGCTTATCTGCCAGTTCTTCTGCTTCAATACCTTCAGTGATGCCTTTGTACATAATACCCATCATGTCATCCACAGCACCACCATACTGACCCATTCTAAACCTAGTACCTATTACATTTTCTTTTGTCTTCTTCCAACTGATCTCATCAAACTTATCTAATTTAATCTTAACGAATACATCAGCTAATGTTAGTATAGGAGCTAGAGGCCAGAACCTTCTAACGTCAGCAGGTTTGTTAGCCTCGCCTCTCATCTCATGTGGTTCAAGATCCTGATTCTCCATACGATATTGTATAGCTGCATATAATCCAGCAGTACCAACTACAGCTTTAGAGAACTGTGACCTAGCCTTAGCTAGATCTGCACGTGTAGTGGCATCATTCATTTGCTTACCAAATCTTCTATACATAGCATTAGTAAAGGTTGCAGCTGCATTAACACCACCTACAGGACTGAATTGCAATTGATGTGACAGTGCATTGACCATGAACCTAGCGTAAGGAAGTTCTCCTGTACCTAGCACTGGTATAAAAGGTAACTGCTCAACAAACTTAATAAAGTGATGAGCTATGTGCTCAGTACGCCCACCTCCCTGTGAAGTAGTACGTGGCATGGCAGCAAAGGTAGCTTCTAATGCTTCTCTCTGTGCATTCTTTAGCACACTCGTAGGTAACTCTCTACCTTCTGCCTGTACTACATCAAAGTTTTGTCCTATTCTTCTTAGATGTTTGTCTACAGTAGCAGAGAATACAGCCTTACGTGCAAACACATCCTGTACCATGTTAAGTGTGTTAGCAAATCTTGTAAACTTACTTAGTCCTTCATCTCCAACCTCACCTAATGATCTATCTATAACTCTTGCCATAGCAGGATTACTACGTAACAAGTACTCTGTCATCTCAGATGATAGTTGTGGATCATCTAAGTATGCTAGTGCACCAAAGGTATCCTTTACAATATCTTTCATGCCTTGCTTAGTACCCTCAACAGAGGATGTACCTTCCATAATAGATCGAGTAGCTTTACCAAAATGGTACAGTGTACTTTCTATTGCATTAAAACCTACCTGCATTGTCTGTGTAAGTGCTAGTGTAGCTATGTTACCTGCTGTTGTACTGAATCTTGTAACAGCTAGTGCTCTACCTTCTCTATCTAAACGTCTTATACCATCCCAGATATAACCAAAAACATTTGTAGAACTAGCCTGTACACCTGCTAACTCATCTAGCTTCTTTACAAACTGAGGATGTAGCTCCCTTAGTTTTTTTAATCTCTGTCCCATTGGAGCTAGAGTAGCTAGTGATTTACCAGCATCACTATATGTCACACCTACTATAGACTCAAACAATTCTGGAGTTAAACCTGCTTTAGATATTGCTTTGTCTAACAGATCAGGGTCTAGCTCTTGTGCTTCAGTAGATCTTATAATAGAGCGTACAACTTCATTAGCTTTCATACTAGGCTCTATACCCGGAGGGGTCATACCTCTAGCATTATAATCATCAAAGATAGTCAGTGCTACTTTATTAATTCTTTCTAGTATATCTGTTCTTACTTTAGATTCAACTAGATCTATATTATCTACATTACCAAGTATCTCTAGATATTCTTTTGCATCTACTGGATCGAATATTT